ATAATACATTATTTGTTTCCTAATACTATTGTTATCAAACCTGTAGTGATTCCTAACAGAGCCATTACAGCACCAAGTAAATACTGATCTGATTCTACAGCACCAGTAGCGGCAACCATACTCATTAAGAATACGACACCGAAAAATATAGAGATGTTTTCTTTCATTGTGTTTTTGTCCTTTGTTTTATTGTTCATATACTGCTAATATACCGTATTTTTACTGAAAAATCAAGCAAAAAATGGAGAAAAATGGCGAATGTTCTCATTTTGTTCTCTAAAAACCCTTATAAATAGTAGAAAAAACGCAAAATATGAGGAAATTATGAAAAAAATGAGAATTTTTAAGTTTTGGAACGAATCGGGTGACGAAAAAGAGAAGGAAGCCATGAGTTTGAAGAAAGCAACAATGTCAGTACAAGGGGATTTTAAGGATAAAGTGATTGGCGTTGAATATATTAGTAAAAAAGGCAAAAAAATCGTAGATTCGGTAAAAATACCAGTAGGACGAAAGATTCGTCAATCAATTATTATTGAACAAAAGAGATTAGCAAGAAAAGCGGCGTTAGAAGCAAGACAAAGAGGTTAAAATGGCAGTAAGAGATGGAGATCCATTAACAACAGGTCATGGATGTGATAGTATTACAACTTTAGCATTATCTTTAGTTAGAACCGTAAAGGCAAACGCAATACCAGGTGCTGTTTTAGGCACACCTACGGTAACACACCTAGTTCCCCCTATTATACCACCTTGTTCATCTCACGCTTCTACATTAAAATCAGGATCAACAAATGTGAAGATAGGTGGCATACCTTGGGGTCGTGTAGGTGATAGTGCAGACGCAGGTGCTATGATTTCTGGTTCCATGAATGTATTAGTAAATGGCAGATAAGTCATATAAATATAGTTATGGCCTACTCAAACTATGACGCAAGTACAACTAACAAAAGTAAAAGATCAAATAGAATCTATAGTGATTTAAATTTGAGTTTTACTAAAAATCCTGCAACTAAAGATGTTGCAAGAATATTTGATGTACAGGCAATTAAGAGAGCTGTTAAGAATATAATCTTAACAAACAAATATGAAAGAGCTTTTAATTCTGACTTCGGTTGCAATTTAAGAGGTTTCTTATTTGAGAATATAACTGAACCATTACTTGTTATCATAAAAGATAGAGTTGCTATGGCAATTGAAAAATATGAACCGAGAGTATCAGTTGAAGATGTTGTTGTAAAAGAAGACATAGACAAAAATGGTTTAAATATTATGGTTTCATTTTTAATAAACGGTACAGAAGCACCAGTTTCAGTATCAACATTTTTACAAAGAGTAAGATAAGATGGCAAGAGCACACAGATTAGATATTTCAGAATTAGATTTTGAAAATATAAAAGGTTCATTAAAAAGATTTCTTTCAAATCAAAACGAATTTAAAGATTATGACTTTGAAGGTAGTTCAATGGCAATATTGCTTGATCTACTTGCATACAATACACACTACTTGGCTTACAATGCAAACTTCGTAGCAAACGAAATGTTTATGGACACAGCACAATTAAGATCAAGTGTTGCGTCATTGGCTAAATTAGTAGGTTACACACCTAACTCTGCTAGAGCACCAATCGCTGATTTAAAATTAGTAATCAATGATGGTACAGGTGCTACAATTACAATACCTGCAGGTACAAAATTCGGAACAACAGTAGATGGCTTAACTTACACTTTTGTTTCTATTGCTGACAAAACAATTCAACCAGTTGATGGTGTTTATACTTGTCAAAGTTTAAATGTTTATGAAGGTACTTACGTATCTTACAATTACACTTATGATAGTTCAGATATAGACCAAAGATTTTTAATACCAAGTGACAGAGCAGATTCAACTACAATAAAAGTTGCTGTACAAAATAGTGCTTCTGACACTACATCAAACACATATACAAAAGCAACTTCAATAACGGAATTAGATAGTACATCAAAAGTTTTCTTTTTACAAGAAGCTGAAGATGGTCAGTATGAAATATATTTTGGCGATGGTGTAATAGGTAAAGCATTAGAAGATGGTAACATAATTAGTATTAGTTATGTTGTAACAAATAAAACAGAAGCAAATGGTGCTCAATCATTTAATTTATCTGGTTCTATATCAGGTTTCAATGATGTAACTTTAACAGTTAATTCATCAGCACAAGGTGGTAACGAACCTGAAGCATTACAAAGTATAAAACAAAACGCTTCTAGTTTTTATTCAGCACAAGACAGAGCAGTTACTACTGAAGATTATAAAACAAAAGTAAAACAACTTTATGCTAACACACAATCAGTTAGTGCTTGGGGTGGTGAAGACGCTGAAACGCCATTCTATGGTAGAGTTTATATTTCTATTTTACCAACAAGTGGTTCTAACTTAACTGATTCTACAAAAGATAGAATAGTAAAAGATTTAAAAAAATATTCAGTTGCTTCAGTTACTCCAGTAATTATTGATCCTGAAACTACAGACATTGTTTTAACAACTACGGTTAAATTTGACGAGAAGACCACAACAAAGGTAGCTGATACAATTAAATCAAATGTTATAACTACTATAACAAACTACAACGCAAATACATTACAATCTTTTGATACAATGTTTAGACATTCAAAATTAACAGGCCTAATTGATGATACAGATGATTCTATCTTATCAAATATTACAACCGTTCAATTAAGAAAATCATTTACACCAACTATTGGTAGTTCTACAAAATATTCAATTAACTTTGCAAACGCATTATACAATCCACATTCAGGACACAATACTAGTTCTGGTGGTATTTTAAGTTCTTCAGGTTTTAAAGTTGATGGTGATACAACTAACGTTTGGTTTTTAGATGATGATGGTAATGGTAACGTAAGAAGATATAGAATGGACGGTTCTGTTAGATCATATGCTAACAGCACGCAAGGTTCTATTAATTATACAACAGGTTTAGTAGAGGTTAATTCTTTAAATGTTTCTAATATAGAAAACATTAGAGGTGCAGCTTCAACAGTTATTGAGGTTACAGTAAAACCTAATTCAAACGATATTGTTCCTATAAGAAATCAAGTATTAGATATTGATATTGCAAATAGTTCAGTTACGGTTGAGGCTGATACATTAGTGGGAGGCTCAGCAAACGCTGGTATAGGATATACCACGACTAGTAGTTATTAGATGAAATGGCCGACTTCAAAGATAAAATATCAAACCTTATAAATTCACAAGTACCTGATTTTGTACTTGAAGACCACCCACTATTTTTAGACTTTGTAAAAGCATATTATCAGTTGATGGAATCAGCTGAAATACAATTAACAAACATTGGCGATCCTGATCACATAGTATTAGAAGGTAATACAGCAGGTAAAACCGTACTTGATGGTACTAATAACAACAAAGATGATAGTGGCGATAACTTTCTTTTAGAAGATACAAGTTATGGTGATTTTATAAATGGTGAAACTATAACTGGTTCTACATCTGGTGCAACTGCAACAATATTAATTGAAGATGTGGATGCTGGTGCTCGTTTATTTGTAACTCATCAAAACAAATTTATAGAAGGTGAATTAATAACAGGTTCAACTTCAGCTGCTCAGGCAACTATAGGTAAGTATAGAGCAAATCCAGTTCAGAATATTCAACAACTTTTAGATTACGCTGACGTAGATAAAACTATACAAGGTTTCTTAACTAAATTTAGAAACTCATTTTTAACTTCTATACCAGACTCATTACATAGTTCAGTTGATAAAAGAAACTTAATAAAAAATATTAAATCATTGTATCAAGCAAAAGGTACAAAACGTGCAAGTGAAATATTTTTTAAATTATTATTTAATGAAAAAGCAGAAATCAGATATCCTAAAGATAATATTTTAAGAGTATCAGATGGTAAATGGGATACTAAAAAAGTTATACGTTGTACTGAGGTAGGTACTTCAGACGCTACAAATCTTGTAGGTCAAACAATTACACAAGCAAACGATCCAACCAGTGCTACAATAAATGAAGCTACTGCTGTTGTAGAAGATGTATTTAAATTTATTATTGGTGGTGTAACAATCGTTGAATTAGTTTTAGGTGATACTTCAGTTTCTGGTACATTTCAACCAGGTTCAAATGTAACTGGTGCTGACAATACAGATAGTGATGTTTTAATTACATTAACAGTTACAGGTATTATTAACAATAGAACAATTACAGCTGACGGTGGTTTATATAACGAAGAAGATGAATTAGCAATTACTGCTGGTGGTACAGGTGCTTCATTAAAATTAGGACCTGTAGGATCAGGATCAATACAAGAGATTGTTGTAGATAGTGGTGGTTCAGGTTACGAAGTCGGTGATGTTATTAATTTTAGTTCTGGTAATGCAAGTGCAAAAGTTTCAGTAGTTGATGGTGGTGTTACTTTAGAAAGTGGCACAGGTACAGGTCAATTAATTTTAGAAGATGAAACTATGGCTGCTGATAGTTACTTTGGTAATAAAGTTGTACAAGAAAGTGGCTCAGGTGATATAACAGATATTAGAATGATTCAAAACGGTAATGGTTTTACATCACTACCTACTTTAACAATTACATCTACTTCAGGTAATGGTGCAAAAGTTTTAGCATATGGTTCAGAAATAGGAAGAGCATTAACAATAAACGTTATTGAGTCTGGTTATAACTATCAGGCAAGTCCAGCACCTACAGTTGTTTTACCAACTTATATTTTATGTACAGGAGTTACAGGTACATTTTCAGCAGGAGAAACCGTTACTGGTGATAATGCAGCTGGTAATGGTACCGTTACATCAACGGTTGTATCGTTTGATACAGACACACAAGTTTTAAAATTATCAGGTGCAAATGGCACTTATGGTACAGACATAACAATTACATCTTCAGGTGGTGCAACTGCAACTGCTAAAAAATTAGAACAAGGAGCTGCTACGGTAGATGTAGCTAGTGTTGTTACAACTGATGGTGCTTTCTTAAATGAAGATGGTTGGGTATCTGAAGATACAATGAAAGTACAAGATAGTTTAAAATTCCAAGATTACTCATACATCATAAGAGTAGGTAGATCAATTAATGAATGGAGAGATAGTTATATTAAAACACTTCACTCTGCTGGTTTCTATTTTCAAGGTGAAATTACAATTGAAACATCTTTAAATGCTGAAGTCAGACGTGTAACAGGTATCAACTCTGGTACAGAAGCAATCTTACGTTCAGTACTAACAAGACTATACTCATTTTTAGTTGGTAGAAGATTAGGTACTGCAACAGATGGTACATCATTAAGATCAAACGCTAAATTAGGTGTATCAGCAGACTTTGATCAATCTACAATTACACAATTTGATAAAACAACTAGAGATGTAACTTTAACATCTGAACCAATTGGTATTAAATATGTTAGTAGAGTTAGACGAGATATTAATAATGTAAATATAAGACAAGGTTTTGCATATGCAGGACCTAGATTTGGTGTATTAAATAGATTTGCTAATACGGCATTTGGTACAACTACAAACACTAGTGGTGCTCAAGGTAGTAGTGGTATAACGTTTGCTGTATTAAGTGGTATTAAAGTACAAGGTACAAGAACATCTTTAGATGGACAAAACGCAATATTTTTAATGACTTCAAACGAAGATGGTAGAAAGTTAAAAACAAACTTTACAATACCTACTGAAGTTAAACGTATTATATTTGGATCAAATAGTTTTGATGAAGACGCAACATCATTTGATAGTGATAGTGTTACATTTGATGTGGAATAACGTATAAATAGTAAGAGAGAGTTATGGCAAAACAAACAATAGACATAGGATCAAGTGCAAACGACGGAACGGGTAGTTCGTTACGTGCAGGTGGTGATTTAATTAACGACAATTTTAATGAAATCTACACAGCATTCGGTGACGG